GATTATCTGTTATGATCGATCCATCATCATCAGTCACCTTGATCTTATTATTACGATCTAAAGTCACAGTGAAACCATGTTCTAAAGCTAGTATAGCCAGTTGTTTTAAAAAGTTACTCATCTTGATCTCCTTAATAAATCTTCATTAATTGTTCTACATCACCAGTACTATAAGTAAATCTCTCTATTCTATAATGATTCACTACTCCAGCCTCAATCTTCCGCTTAGCTACTTTATACACATTTGTACGTAATAGACTATTTAAACTCTTCACCTCCTTGATAAAGTTATGGTCAGTACCTAAAATCTCTTTTCCATCATCATCTATAGCCCTAAGTAATACTCTCATCTTGATCTCCTTAATTGCTATGTCATATTATAGCTTAAGTTTCTAATACCCAGCTTAAAACTGAGTACTTTTCTCCATGTTATACAGATTAGGTCTACCATTCTTGGTATAATTCCACCCTTTGGGAGCAAATTTATCGTCCCATTCTACAACATCTGTCACTCTAAAACCCCATTCCTCATAGAACTTTCTTAAGAAGTCCCCAGTACAAAAGATCCTAAACTGTTTCACACTTGCATCAAGATCTTTTCTAGCCGTTTGAAGTCTTAGTCTAAAGATCTCGTTACCTCTCCCTTTCGATAAAGAGAATAAGCCCGTTAAATAACCTCTCTTAGTGGTTGCAAATCCCCCGTACACTACTCCAGCACCATCTACAGCTATATAGTAGGTATCTGCTTCTATAATATCATCTAAGAAGGATCTCTTATCGTCTCTTAAACGATTTAAGTATACATGATAGGTATCTTTATGACACTCCTCAACCCTTAAACGGTGCATATCATGGTCTCTGATTTCTTCAATCCAAGAATGAGCCCGTAGAGTTTCCCATTTAGATAAACTAAAGTTACTCTTATTTACATCATGTCCACACTGTATATCAGCCATATCGTGAGCACAATCATTTAACGTAAATGGTAAACTACTCTCTTTTCTCACACCATTACCAGCTACGGGCTCAGTCTCACTAATCATATCGTTATAGTTTAAGTCCCTAGCTAATAAGCTTTGAAACTTATAGTAGTATCTGTAGTATAATGCGTTTCTTTCATTCTTTTTCATAACATCTCCTTTAGTTGGTCGTTACAATTAAGTGACCAAGAACTACCAATGTAGCCCCACATATTGCCATTACTGTTAGATAAAATACTCTATTCATTATACATCCTTTGCCATGTACGTTTCACACTCTAAACTCTTAGCTAGTAAACTCACTAAGCTAACCGCTATACTATAATCCCTAGTAGATGCTACTACCATGTCATTCGCAATTATTCGATACACTACAACTCCTTGTTTGGTGTTTCATCTACTATTAAAATCTCACCCCGATCTGTATGAGACGTATATTGAAATTCCTCAACTTCTTGGAATGTAGCAAACCTCTTCCCTACTAGTTGTATGAAGTAGTTATTTGCTAGTTCAACCACCTTACTTTGAGCCGATTCATTATCAACCCTTAGATAAGCCTTTTTAATAAGACCTACTTCTATAATAATAACTATTTTTTGCATTACATCCCCTCTCTTATTGCGTAGTATGTCAGAGCGTTACTTAACTCTTTTTGATACTCTTCATCATCATTTAGTATATCGTTATCATGTTCAGTTGTCACATCATTACCAGCACATTCAATCATAAAGTGCTCAGCCCCCTCTCGTTCCTCAAAGGTTTCTAAAGGATAACTCTCGTTACCTACTAATTCTTCTACAATATAACTCATGATTTACTCCTTTTTAATTTGTTTAACTCTCATTTTCTAACTGTGTTAGTATAACATAACTTAACTTAAATGTCAAGCTATTTCCTAGCTACCTTTAAAAATTTGTTTAAGAATAACGCCTATGTCATAACTTTTATGTATATGTATGTCAACTATGGACTATATACAGTTAATCAAGCCTAATCACGAACTTAATCGGACACTCTTATATAATACGGACTAACTAAAGTTAATCAATATCTATTTTAAAGATAACGTAGTATAACGTAACTTAACTTAATTGTCAAGTAGTTATCTAAACTTATTTAAAAAATGTTAAAAGAACTTATGAAGAGTAAGTATCTCTCTTTCATGATGCTATTATAACATGGTTTTAAATGAATGTCAAGGGTTTTGGGTAAAAAGATGTTAATTTGTTAAAAGAATTGTATGAGGATCTTGTTTACTTACATTATATATGCGTAAGGTCGCTAAAGGTTTGAAGATTAAAAATTTGTATTCGAGTACTTAAGCTACAGTTGACAACAGTTAACTAAACTAAGTTGAGTGTAAGTGACTAAACCTTCTTAAAACAGTTAAATAAACCATTAATTGAGTGTTATAAGCTCATGATAGTTGAGTATAAGTGACTCAAGTTTGCAATAAATAAGACAGAATCTACGATTATGATAAGCACTAGCGTAGCTATTGTAGGGTTGATAGGAGAATTGTAAGGATAGTTGAGTGTATGTGACTAAAGGTTGAGAGAAGAAGGGGCAACGGGGGAAAACTGGGGCTAGATGTTATATGATACCACCTCACATTTTTTGAATATTTTTAGAAAAGGAGGGGATCTGTTCATTAAACTTAGAAGGTAAGTAATGAAGTTGAGTGTAAGTGGCTCAATGTTAGTATATAATGTACTAAGTAGTAGGAGTAGAGGTAGGAGTAGAGGGTTAGGGGAACTGTTAATACATCGAACACAAGTAGCAGATAACAAATAGCTAACTGTTAGCAAACAGTATTATAAATATAGTACAGATAACCCTCTCTCTCCCCTATTAATGCAAGATAACTCAGTGTTTTAGATAGTTAAACTCCTAGTACACCGTCTATAGATGTCCTTACCCTTTAGAGTTATTCACATGTAGTTATTCACATGATAACTCTATGGTATTAGTAGTTTACCTAAAGGCTTTAATAGTTCCAATAGCTCCTCTTACTTTAGGTCTATGGTTATTAGCACGTTTAAAGAGCTGGGCTCTACGATCAAGTTCATCTTGAATCAACTTCTTATTATACATAGCCACTGCTATATTACTATCTTGCTTTAAGATGTTCTTCTCATTCCAATACTGAACACCAATAGTGAGTGCGTCCAGCCTATCATCATGTTGTAACGAGTTACGGTCTTTGGTAATATGTGTCATTTGAAATAGGAGGGAGTAAGGTAAAGTCTTATTAGTAGTTCCCTCAGAGAGAGCCTTTCTAACATCGTCTTTCATATTACTATAATCTACTACAAGCCTATGTTGGTTCATTAATGGTTCTAGCGTATCAATAATCCTTTTCTCTTTCTGTATACTATTGTGTATCTCTTCAATAGTACAAGGGTAGATAGCATTAAGAACTGGTTGGAGTAGTTTACTAAACATACCATCACCAAAGTTGCTCTCGATCACGATAAGTTCGACTTCATATTTCTTAGCTGTCTCTGCAATCTTGATTAATGTCTCTGGTTCATAGCCTCCACCCCAATGCCCAATCCAAGGACACAAGATCTTCCCATGTAGGTGATTAACAACTGCTCCACCAGTCTCATCTGAACCTCGACCAGATGGATCGATAGCTAGTATCTTACCTTCGTAGTCAATTAAGTCCTCAGATATAACTCCAGGACGGTGTAATCGATCTCCAGTGAACCCAATATTGGGAATATCATCTATAATAGAGGAAGGATGTGATGTCCAGGAGAGACTAGAAGGAGCTTTAGTAGGCTCTAGGTCTGTTACAATCAGATCAGAGAGCTTAAGTGGGTACTTTTCAGAGTCAGATAGAGTAGTATCTAGCATATACTGGAGCTTAAATCCAGATAATCCATAGGATAACTCTCTAGCCATGAGGTCAGCATCCGTAAATCTACTGTCACAAGGCATACCAATCAATTCTGGATACTTAGCCATATCATCTAAGAGGTATTCTGCCAGGCATCCTTTATAGTTATCGATCATATCTGGATAACGTGCTGGGAATATTCTTGTAATGTAGCCTTTGTCACGTAGATTATTGTAGATAGATTCACTTGACTGAGGTGTCCCAAGTACTAGGATCTGAGACTTCTCATCTGTTTGTAAGATTGCTTCATACTCTGCTACAGCATCGATTAACTTAGCTCTCATAACTTCTGTAGCACTATTCTGCTTACCTTCGACATCATCTGATACCAAAAGAGTAGCTCTATTACCTTGAAGCTGGGAAGTAATACCTAAAGCTTTAACGGAAGGTTGTACTGTAACCTGACAACCATCAACATCAAAGGCTGTAGTAGCATCTTTCTGATCAGATCTAGCTTTAAGGTGTTCCAATAGAGGCATAGTATGTATGATCTTCTTAATAAAGATAGCAATAGCTTCGGCATGTCCCCCAGATTGGGATACTATCAGTACCTTTTCATTAGGATCTCGTAACAATCTCCAGGCAACAAAGCCTCCAGTGATCCAAGTCTTACCGATCCCTCTCAACGCTTCGAGTTGTGAACGTTTATGTCCTTGTTGGAGATAGTCAGCGATATATAACTGCATCCTAGTAGGAGCTGGTAGTCGTAGGTGTCTCCATAAGTGCATCAGGAATACTCTAAAGTCCTGGATACATCCTTCGATCTCATTAGTAGACATGTGCTCTGGATCTGACATAGCTATAGCTTGTTCCATCATCTCACGTTGTTTTTGTAACTCTTGTGCTTCGCTGTATTCCAGCATTATGGTCTGTTCCATATAATCTCCTTTAGATGATACGAGGTTAGCTTGTAAGGGCTTAATAAAACCTAGGCAACACATTGTACCTAGACTCTATAAACGCTCTACGATCCTTCGTAGTGAGCTGAAATATTACCAGCCCCAGTAAAACTGTCTACACTTAATCTAAGATATCGAGCTGGTATATTTTGTACTGTAAAGATTGCGGAATCAGCAACAAGTTCTCCAGCATCAAAGACATGAGTATCTATAGTTTTATATTCTACCCCATCTAATGATTGAGCTAGTGAAACAGTGATTGCTGTAGTTGTAGCGTCAATATTTACTTGTATCGTATGGTTATTAGTTCTTTTCTCTGGCGAGAACGCTTCATAGGCTTCTACTGCCAGTACTTCATTATCAATTATCATCTTTGTCCCTTATTATAATTTGCTTTCTCAGCTATCGATAACATATCCTCTACAGATATATCTTTGATCTCATTCTCTTTATTAGCAATCGCCTTAATATCTTCTGCAAGGGATCGCTTCTTATCACTTTCAAGTACATCTGCTGTG